TCGAGTGCATCGTCACCATTTAAAATGTCCACAATTATCTTGAGATTCACGAAGTCGGTGAGATAGCATTTTGCACCGGCACGATGACCGTTTAGGTTTTGTACTCCTGCAGTTTGAACACCTTGTCGTGAGACGCTCACAATGTTTGAAATTGCATTACTTACAAGATCAAATAAAAGATGTTCTTCATCACCTGTACCTCGATCAACGATCATGCAATATTTGCCGTTTGCTAGATTGACCCCGTTCTTATCTACAATGCTAGTGAGAGCACCCGAAGTGGCACTGTTGGCGAGCTTTGTGGCCAGAGATGTTTCGAAGTTTGCTACTACTTTGGTGAGTTTGGATGCCATGTTGTAAGTATGAATGTGAAAAAAGATAAAACAGGGTGTATTACTGGTTTACACTTTTACCATCGAGACTGATGTGTTCTTTTTGACGATATACCTTTGGTAGTTTGTCCTCAAAGGTGAGGATGTCCCAGTCGACGGATTCCATCACACTCACATAACCAATCCCTTTTGCTTTAAAACGAATACTTCGTCTTCGAAACTTCGGGATCTTCATTGCCTTGATCTGAAGCTCGTAAGGATAGACTTGAGTGGCACCATCGCCTCCAACGGCAGAGTCTCCGATCATGGTTGTACCGACGCTTGATGGACTTGTGCGGTTAACGTATGTTCCATCTCCTCTAATCGTGCCAATCAATGAATATCCCGTTCCATCAAAGTCGGCATAAACTTCCACGTATTGAGCAGGATCAATTTCTCCTCGATATCGGAGTCTTCGATATTTCTTAAGCCTCCTGACTCCGTAAGTTTCGTATTTGCTGTCCCAGTTGTTTTGGATGACATAGCCGTCATCATCAAATCCGTTCAAGATTTTATAAACTGTTTGGGTGTGAGGACTTCCTCCGTATAACACTCCGGAGTCTTTGATGAGAGCTTTCATTCCGTAGTTTGAAATATCGACAGTATTTTTTACGATATCGATCACCAATGTCCTATCGTTCACAATGCTTGACTGAGCACGGCACGAGAGGACAATAAATTGCCCATAGGTTTCCATCACTGCATCTGAGTAATCAAATTTTTCCCACGCAAAATGTGGGATGAGTTCGGTTGCAAGAATGTCATCACCGAGTGGATTCTTTTCGAGGACCGTAAGCTGTGGTCGATCAGGATTTGCAGTGTTTATAAAAACTACTCCTCGGCCAGTAGTAACTGAACTTTTTCTTGTGAGAACTCCGATATTTCTTCGAACCACTTGGTTGTTAAATGTTTTATCATCATCAGTGTACTTATGCTGGTATGCACTCTGCTTTTTCAAAGAGTAGTAATTTCCATCAATACCAATGACAAGCTGCTGAATTGCGTCACCACCCTCATCTTGTCGGATCACATCTCCTTCACCGGCAAGTCGTGATGCGCTGTAAGTAAAATCAGCTACACCTTTTGATGTGCTGTTTTCCCAGACATAGTCAGCTTTGATATTGTTTGCAGAATTGGCAGGAACAGTGACAAAGGTAACGCTCCAGGCTCCTGTAATATAATTTATAGTTCCTACGCCACCTGCACTTCCCTTCAAATTTCCATTTTTATCGTCAGTAATTATTTCTCCGCCTCCATCGGTACATTTAATCGTTACGAGTCCGCAGTTTCTCTTTGGTTGACCTGTTTTAAATGCCAGTGTTCCTGAGAATGTTGTTTGCGATCCATTTCCTGATGCTAGGTTTTCATTTGAGACTTGAGTAAAGCTCACCCCGTCGCGCTGAACGTCGATATAGCTTCGATAAAGTGCTGTCGTATCCTTCGCAATTCCCCAGAGATACATTCGGGCTTTATCGATCAGCGGATATCCGCAGAAGAAGTCGGTTGTTGTGTAAAGCTGGATATAGCTTGTAGGATTAGCATTGGCAAATTTGAAAAGTCCTCCTGGACCTCCCGCAAACGTCCATGCTCCGGTTAGCGAGCTGTGGTTGGTAAAAACATAAATGTCACTTGGATTTAGCCCAGTGACTACATCAATCCATACGAGACCAGTGAAATACTGGATTGCTGTAGCAACTTTTCTCCAGAGAATGCCTGTACCGTTCGCTTTGTATCCAACATGAATTGCAGGGCACGCTCCGGCAGGACCCTCGGTTCCAACCGTCACCTTTCCTCGAGCCAATTCAATTCTCCCATCGATAGTGATCCAATTTAACGAATCCTTGGCACTGTCTTTTGGGGTGTCCTCATTGTCTTCACGATTGTGTACCCCTGATCCAAATTTTTTAATTTCATGATCAGCCATAATTTAGAAAAGTTTAAAGCGTGCATCTCGCAGTTTTAGGTTCTTCATGTAGCGTTGGTACTGCACGGCATTGTCTTGCATGCTACTCCTAGCCTTTTCAAGTTTTTTAATTATTTCTTCGTCAATGAGCATGGCAAAGACAATCATTGGATGGTATTCAGGTGGTAGTTTCGGCGAGGTGTTTATTGTGATGTCATCAGGACTTGTTTTGTAATCAAATTCGTAAGTGGCACCCACACCTGGATTCTGTGAGAAATTTATCTTTCCATCTGAAGGATCAATCCAACAGACATTGCTAAAGTTATTTGCATTTCTTTGACCCATCGACACAAGGAGGTATGGTGCTTTTTGACTTCCAATAAATACAACTCGCATTATTGGCTCTCCTATCGTTGGATCATCACTAAAGTTTTCTAGAAATTCGTCGAAGTCTGTAGGGAGTGTAATTTTTCCATCACTCTCTACCACACCAGATTTCTTTCTACGAAGAAATTCCCATGGTTGTTCCATGTAAATGAGACGAAGTTTGTCATTAGCAAGGCTTATCTCCTCGTCACTCGACAAATCAGTCGTATCATCCGTATACGTTTCAAATTTTTCTATAATTTGTTGGCCTGTAAGTGGTGTTACCATAATTTTATATATTTCCCAGTGCTAGAAGCAGCCCAGTTGCAAGTGCTGCCTCTAGCACTGAGCCCCAGCGTGAGCTGAGGACAGCGCAGTCGTTATGACTGGAGAAGAACGTCGAGGAACTGTGGTTTCCCATCTGAGAAAGTAAAGATTCCGTAGATCGCATCTGCTCGGATGATCTTTGCTCGCTGATATGGGTCATCAACCATTTCCATTTCTGCTAAATCCTGAATCACAACATCAATTGCTCCCTTCTTACCGTAGTAAGCGTGTACGAGGTTCTTGGTGACTGTGTAGGTAGCGTTTCCGCCGAATACAAGGCGACCTGAACCCGTTCCAGTGATGGTGATTGTGTCAGCTGCATCACTGTCAACCGCAGCAAGCTGCAAGTCGACCCAGTTTGATTGGTCATAACCAGGATCAACATCAGTCCAGGGAACATACTTGGTACCCGATGTTCCCGATGCCTGATGAATTGCATCAATCAGGTTATCTCGGGTTGCATCGACACCGGCCTCAATTAAGACGTTACCTGGCGTAGTACCAATTGCCGCTACGAAGGTGTACACGAATCCATTGATTGAGAATGTCTGAGCTGCAGTTGGGTTGGCCGCCATTGTGATAACAGCCTCTGCAAGCAAGTTCTCGGACAAATAGAGTTCTGCTCCACCGACTGGACCCGCATATCCGTTCTTAAATGCAGCTGCAGCAAGGTCAATATTTTTAGACATCACATACTGCTCAATCACTGAACCGCCATAGCTGTCGAGGACAAGTGCAAGACTTGTGAGGTCTTGGTTTGCCTTTCGAAGCTTCGCACGACCTTGTGAAAGAAGCTGCGGCACATTCGTAGTCGATAGAGTGATCGCTGTGCCATTAGATGTCATGGTAGTAAGATCTCCGGTATCGAATGTTTGCTGTGCATTCTTAACTTGAGCGAATACATCGGCATCAACATAGCGAGAAAGCTTCTTTGCCACTTCTGCACCGATTGTCTCGGCTGGATTCAGCGGGCCAGCCTGAATCATTTCCTTTTTGGAAATACGGAAATCGGCACCTTTATTCTTGTTAACGAGCAACGTCTCACCAGAATCATTGAGCTGGTCAATGGTTCGGTTCACACCAATCGTGATGTTACGAACACGAATCGGGGCTAGAGAATATTTCACACGTTTAACGCTCGCTCCGTACTCGAGTTTCTTCTCGAGACGCGTGTTTGCGATCTCCATCGCAACGAGCACTTTGTCGAACACAGCCTGATAGGCGTTGTCGAACTGTTCTTTAAATACTTGAATCATATTTAGGGATAAATTAATCGAATAAATTTACCCTTTCCTTAATCAGTTACTTCGAACGATGACGTGAGCGGTGTGTCAGGCGATCAATAAGACCCTCTTGATACTTATCAAATTCCTTGCCCCCACGTTCTCTGGATTCTGCGATACGCTTGTGATCTTCTTCCCCAGGTTTTGCATAATCTGGTTCCTTCGGATGATTACCTCCCTGAGAGCTGTAGCCTTCCATGCCTGGTTCTGGCTTTTCAGCGTCGCCATAGAGTTCCTCGAGAATATCTTCCATTGATCGATTAAGGTTTTCCTCGCTCGATAGAATGTATTTCTTCACGGCTTCCTTTTTGGCGACTTTGGCAAGATCGGGGTTATCTCCTATTACGCGGTCAAATTCCTTAGAAATTGCTCCGGTGATCTGAGCGTTCGTGATTTCCTTTGACTGTGCTTCAGTCTTCGTTTTTATATCTTTGATGTCGGAAAGGTACTCGTCTTCGAATTGCTTCTTGGACTTGTTGAGAAGGATGCTTGCGAGCTTTTGTACAAACTTAGGCTGCAAGTCCCACTCTTTGGCGAGTTCGTCGAGTTCGTCTAATGCGTCCCCGGCCGATGTGCCTCCTTTCTTCACCTCCTGTTGGAGCTGGCGAATGGTAGGAATGACCTCGTCTCTAATCATCTTTTTCATCTCACGATTCTCTTTTTTGAGGTCTACAATGAGACTTTCCTTCTCATTACCTTCTTTGGACTTATCGTCCCTTGAATCGCCTGATGCTCCCGCAACTTGTGCAATCGATTGACCATTTGAAGGGTTGTCTGAATCTTTCTTGCCACTCTTATTGGTTGGCTCTGATTCCCCTGCAGCTTTTCCTGATTTGTCGTCAGCGGGTGCTGCTTCCTGATGTGGTTTTGGCATATACGTTTTATATTTCGATGGTTTCGCCCCATCGGTGCTTCATTTGGAAACGCTAAGCACTAGCGCAATTAACCTTTTTATTAATAAGAGGTTGGCCCCTCTATGTAGGTAAGTGTGAAGTATAAAAAAAGTAAAATAGGGTGTATTACTTTTCCAAAAGGAAACACCGGACCATATCCGGTGATTTCTGTGAATTTCCTGACTTTTCCTGAAAGGATTATTTTGCCTCAGCTGCAGCTGCGCTTGGTCTTTTTCTTGCTAGCTCATTGAGAAGGACATCGAGATCTTCGTCTGCTCCGATAAAGCGTCGAAGCATTTGGACTGATGCTTCAAAGCATGCAATTGCTGATATTAGCCTACCCATTTCAGGATTTTGATGAAGCATAGTGAATAGCTCATTCATTGCCTTCCGTGATTCATTCTGCAACCGCTCGATGGTGTCTTTTCCTGCAGGAGTTTTTGACCACGATGCTAAATCATGAGTCACATCAATTGCTTTATTTATCTCCTCAATTTCGGCATCATCAGGTAGCTCCTCTAGTTTTATTTCCTGATCAGAATTATGGGGACCAGTAAGTTCTGGTTCTACTTCTTGATTTTCATTCATAGTTTTAATTGATTACGTATTTCTTTATCTTCCTTCAGAAGAGTACGTAGGACGCTTTTCGACATTTTTTCTTGATCCTTGAACTGCTTTGCTTTGTTTTCCTGAATCGAGAGCATTGTCAGTGTATGACGCTTTTTAGGTGACAACTTCTTCATGTATGCGACAAGATCAGGATTTGCTCTCTGAATATTTTCCAGAAGAGCTCCCTGAAGCTTGGCATTGGCTTCCATTTCTTTCGCCTGTTTGCGGATCTGCTCTATGTTTCGATTCATCTCTCGCAATGAGAACTCGGCAACCTGCCCATGCTTAGTGATCCGGTAATCACCTTTATCCTTTGCCTTTTTCCTGATCTTATAAGCAAATGTAAGCATTAGAGTGTTGCTGAACCCATAGAATTATTCTCACTCTGATCAGTTGATTCTTCCGGAGTGGTTGCAGTTCCGACTGTTGATTCCTCTCCATCTGATACCGTATCAATGGATTCAGGTGAACCTTCTACTTTCTCTCCGTTAAGTTCATAATCCTCTTTGGCTAATCGCTCGGTATCAAATGAAGGGCTGCGATAAATTACCGAGCCACTTTCGTCATACCGTTTCCATAGCCACTTCCCGTTATCTTCTACAAACCTTACATTGTTGAATTCATTCATAAATTTATTTTAATTATTTTGTTAATACTGGAGCACCCCTACCTGGACTTCCAGGAGGAATTGCTGCAGCAGGAGCAATTTTGTCGAGGACGGGCATATCGACCGGACCACCTCCACTACTGATCATCCCTGCTTCCGCAGCTTGAGCTACCACCGAACGTGCTGCATTTTGCTCTACGATCGGCGTTATCTGCTCAATGTAGGCAAATACGGCGTTATGCTGGTCAGAGGTGAGCTCATGGTCAAATTTGTCTGAGAGATCGTGAAGTCTTTGTAGGAATGCAGTATTTGCATCTTTGTAAAGTGGAGATTTGTGTCCGCCGATAAGGAGCTGGAATGCTTCATCCGCCTGGGCTACCACTTCGATCGCATCGTAATCACTCGTATCGAGAAGTCTTTTGACCGTGTCATCGTCTACTCCTGCGATTGCTGCCTGAGTTTCAAATAAAACTTTTTGATTAATTGTCTGATCCCCTTTGTATGCGCTTAAGAATGTTATTTTATTCTTGCTTTCTGCAGCATTGGTCTGTGCTTCTGCACTGCTTGATTCGACGAGAATGTCATAATCGTTTTGGTAAGGCTTCAAATCTCTCGAGGTCACCATTTCAATCTCAAGACCCATTGGACCAAGAATTTGTACTGCAGTTTTCTTTTTCAGATCCTGCATCACACCTTCCTTGTGAAGGACCGCAAATCGGTAGTATCCTTCGGCATAGCTTTTATTCAACAAACTAAATCGGTCACCAGCTTGTGCAAGGTTACCTTCGTAAATTCCAAGTGTATCTTCATTTCCTACTCCCTTTACTCCTGCAGTCACACCACTTTCTCCTTCAACGATTGTTTCCAATTTGTCATAGACTTTGAACGGACCTTCGATGGGAGGAGTCTGTCTTGTTTGAATCACCCTGTTTACGTCTGCATTTCCTTCAATTTCGATGTAACGATCTTTTTTGTATCTCACCTGAGCAAGGTTTCGGATGTAGTCTACGTTTATGGCAATTTGAGGCTTATTGATTTGCTCTGAGTTATCGAGTGACTGGTTGATGCTCCTTTCCTGGGCGGTAAAGATGCCTCGTGCAAAGTCACAATAGGATGGTGTCCAGAATTCTCGAGGATCAGGGAACGCTGCCCATGTCCATATTGGATATCTCTGACTTTTCCTTATGTCCTTCCAAGGTTCACAGCGGATGCAATCACCGGATGGTGTAAGGACCAAGTAAAAGCGATCATCATTCTCGTCAGTCGTGATCCATGTATAAAAAATAAATTGGTTCTCGTTCTTGAAACGCTCTCGAGGTGCACCGTTAATCTTTCGATTGTCCTTATCGATATCCTGCTGAGTCTTTGCTGTATTATTTCCCCCTCCATCGAGTAAATCTTCAACAACTTTTTTGTAGTAAATTCCATCCTTAATTCCCTGGGTAAGTTGAGCTCTGGTGAGTTTGGTATTCCACCATCCGAGGTATGAAGCCTTTTCAACTCCGCTTCCGTCTTCTTCTTCGGTGCATAGGCCACCTACGTCTGGATCAATAAGAAAGTCTTTCGGATCGATTAAATTTAGGAGACTCTTATAAACTCCTTTATCGTTTCGGGTGAGATATAAATAAATCGTTCTACCGTAAATTGATGCATCACGCTTTCCCATCAAATCTTTGAAGTTCCATCTTCCAATCTTGGAGTCCTTATCCTTGATCGCATTCATGAGCTTTGCCTTCTTCAAATCTGCTGATTCTCCTTTGACATATTTAAACGTAAGAGGACTATCGATCTTGGAGAGAATTGTGTGTACAAATCCATGCATCTTGTAAAGCGGAACTTGAGATCTTGTGTCGCCTTGCTGCTGCGGAAAGGTGCTCCCACCGTATGGAGAAACAACCGAAGGACTAACCCTATCTGGATTCATCATGTCCTCGTTTTGATTCCACGAGCACATTCGTGCTTTCTTGTATCGATAGGAATAGTCGATCTCTTTCAAAGCCTGCTTTGCTAGTTCATCTCTTTTCTTATAGTGGGATAATGCCATTGTGCTTTCAGTATGAGCCTATAAAAAAGCAAAATAGGGTGTATTACTTTCTAGTAGAGGCCCATATCGGGACCTTCCTCGTAATATTCATCATCAAATATAGGGGTTACCCTACCGTATGGTGTGTCGATCAGAACCTCTGGTCTTGGATCACGTGGCTTTTCTGTACCTGCAGGACGTGCAATGTCGCTCTGATAGGCAGTGGCATCGCTTGTATCGTCGTGTGGAGAGTCGGGGAAGCGAATAAGTTCATTCTCCAAGTCCTTACATTCTCCTTCCAAGTGGAAAATGCTTCGTGTCTCGTATCGATACAGCAGTCCGGTTCTAATTCGATCTTCCTTTGACCTACCCGCATGCTTGAGCCACATCAGTGGCAAGAAGGTCTGACGCATTCTCTGTTCGTGTCTCAGCATTGGTTCAAGGCCCCGGGTAAATGCTGTATCTTCCCAGCCAAATTTCACCGGAGGGGTTCCTGATTGAATGAGGAAGCCGTATACGTTAAACATTTTCTCGATGAGTGCTGTTGGACCAAGTTTTTCTCTCCATGATTTCAAATGCCACTTACCCTCCTTATCAACCCAATTGATGCAGATGCCTACATAGTCTCCATCTTTGCTCACCTGACCCTCTTTCCTGCTTGGGGTATCGATGGTCACATACGCTGCCAGTCTTTTCTGAAGGAGTGCTTGCCATGTGATCGGTTGGAACCATTCACGCTTGAAGATTGCTTTCGTTTCGTCAATTGGCTGACAGAGCATTTCTGCCTGAAAGTCTGAGTCACCGTCTTCCGGAGTCCACATGGATCTTTTTTTGCTTTCAATGCTCCCCTTTCCGGCAACCTTTGCTTCTTCGTCGGTAAGCGTCCAACGCTCTGGCCATATCGGAGTATGGAGATCATCGAGCGTTCCTAGGCATATTGGTACGATTCGCACTCTCAGTTCTGGATCATGTTTTGCTCTCTCAATTATGCTTTGAATATTTCCGTATTCGGAGAGGATATTTCCAAGATACATTACCCTTCGACGCCTTGAGTCCAACCCTCGTTTGAATTCCTGGATATGCGTTCTTATCTGCGTAGTTGCCACTTCGCTTCTCAAAGTCTTCTTGGTTTCAAAGTCATCGAGAAGGACAAAGCCTGGACGCATTGCTCCGTGAATACGTCCTCGAACGCTTTCTTGAGTGCTATGTGCTTCCACTCGAATTCCTTCCTTCACGATATTGCCTTCTTGATCCCTTATCGGATTGGTCACAAAGTCTTTGATACGCTTTTGCGTTACCTCGTCCTTGCTGCGTGTAGTGTTGTATTTCTGTCCGAAGTCATCAATAAAACGCTTATTCATCTGAAGCTCCCACACCACGTCAAAGAGGATACGTTCCGAGTTTGTGCTATCAAATGCATCAGCATTGATATACGGCTCAATATCAAAAGCGATCATGTAAAGGATCAGTGCTTTTGCAAAGCTTGTCTTGGCACTTTCTCCAAACATAAACCATCC